CGACGTAGTGCGACGGCATCTGGCGCACGTCAGCGTCAAGCCGGTCAATGGCTTGGTAGATGCGGTTGAGTGTCCAACCCCCGAAGAACCCAGCGACGGCGACGGCGATGTTGAAGAAGATTTGGTAGTCCATGATCAAGGTGCAAGAGCGTTAGTGGGGACAGGCTCGGCTCGACGCGACAACTCGTTGCCAAACTGCGCGGCAGCGCGGCCATAAAACTCGGGCATCTGGTTTATCTCGCGCCCGCGACGCAACGCCATAGCCGCTTCAACCATATCTGCGGCTTTTGCTGGGCTGGTCATTTCGCGCGCGATTTCCATTGCAATTTTGTCGTCCATTCTAAGAGCTAGTCTCTTAAACACGTTGTTAAAAATCGTAATCGTGTTATTCAAGAAGCTAGGTAGCGGCAAGCCTATTTCGCGGCCCGTCTCAGTACCCAGCCCGCGCACCCTAATGTTGGATTTCGCGCCCGCTTCAACAAGACGTTGGTAAGCGCCCTCGCGCAACAGATCGTCACGAACCGCATTTACATATGCGAGCTGTTGGGGCGACAGGCCTTTGGTCAACTCAGTAATGCGCTTTTCAACCGCCAGCGCGTTTGATCCTGGCGGCAATGGTGGCCCCAGTTTGTTCTGGCTTGCCATCGCAAGCGATTCAATCCTTGCCAACCGCGCCGCATCCTTAGCCACTGCGTCCAATCGAGGGCTAAGGCTCATGCCCGCTTCGTCAAGAATGCGAATTGGGTCAGCGTATTTCTTTAAAAATTTGGCGTGCGCTTCCGGCGTTACACGACCGGCAGCGTCGGTGACTTCTCTGCGGTACAGGTCTTCAATGCCTGCCCGCGCCGTGCGAACCGCATCGGCATTTTTGCCGAACATCGTTACAAACTGCTGAGCTTCCCGCTCACCTCTTGGTTGGAAATACGTCTTGATCACGTCGTCAGGGTTAAGCCGGGGCTCGTTAAGCGCTGTCTGTTTAAACAGGTTTGCGTTGACGCCGGTTTTAAACCGGGGCGCGTATTGCGTGCGGTATGTGTTAAGCGCTTGTGTGTACAGCGCCTTAGCTTCCGCAGGCAGCGTAGAACTGCCGTCAACAGCAGCGTCGATTGCGCGGTGCAGTTTGCCCAAGTTGCGAAGCGTCGTCGCCGCCGACGGGTCGCTAGACCTTGCCGCCGACGCAATGTCTGCGTTGATGGCCTTGCGAACGTCGTCAAGTTGCGCCAGCGTCACTTCAGGCGCAGCCGCAGGAGGCGTCGGCGCTTTCAATTTGCTGGTAATTTTTCCAACACCCAAAGGTGCAGCAGCAGGCGCTGCGGGCTGCAAAGACAGCAGTTTAGTGACCGTAGAAGGCGCAGTGCTGGGGTCAAACGTAGACAACTTACGGCCTAGAATAGACTCAGCCTCATCGATCACGTTGCCAACATTGATCTTGGCGTCGCCTGCCGCCGCAAACGCTCGGGTGTACGCGGGCTCAGTGACGGTAACTTTTGCCGCTTGCTGCTCGGCCTTGGCCGCGTCCAGCAGCGTCTGCCCAGCTTCGCGCTGGCTAACATTTGTCAGGCCAGTGTCAATTTTTTGCTTAACCTTATCCGCAGACGCCCGAAACTTTGCGTCGGCTCGGGCTTGTTGGGCCAGCCTTGCTTGGTTGGTCTGCGCGGCCATATCCGCGTAAGTGTCGGTCATCGCCGGAACTTCCAGCGCTCTAGCTTGTAGCGTAGAAAACCCAGTGCTGCCCGCTGGCGCCGCAACCTCACCTGCGGTAGGCGCTGCGCCAGGGACGGCTGAAGGGCGCCCGCGCAAAGCGTTTACGATGTCGTCGCCTTTGTTGCCAATGGCTTTGAGGTAGGTATCCAGTTTGATGTTTTTCAGTTTGCTGGCGTACTCCATGCCTTTGCCAATTATTGGCGCAACGATGTATCTACCGGTCGCCTCCATCGCGGCGCCCTCAACAGCGGTTTTGGCTTGTCTTGCGGCAGCTTGAGGCAATGTTTCAGGCGCTGCGTCCCCTCCTGCCATCCGCATAAGTTCTTTGGCTCCTGCGTAACCTGCGCCAGCACCGGCCATCATGGCCGCCGGGCCTGCGGGCGTACCAAGCGCCGCGCCGCCGACAGTGCCCAAGGCTTCAACTGTAGGCGCCATAAATTGCGCGATTGCTTGTCTGCGGGTTGGGATAGCGTCTTGCTGAGTCTGGGCCGCAGGCACTGGCCGGCCGTAACCGGGTATTTGGTCTACCGCAGAACTAGGCCGCGCCTGAGCAACGCCAAACTTAACGCGAATGGCGTCTTGCGTGGCGGGGTTTGCGTTTGCAAAATTTGCGTCTTGCGCGGCGTACTTGTCAAAAATTGCCTGCTTGGTGGCAGGGTTGGCGCTGACGTAATTGGGGTCGGTAAGAATTGAGGCCAGAGTTGCCATGTTTATTCCTTACCGAAGAAGCGGGTTGCTGGTGTCCACGCCGCTGCCAGTTGGCGCCGCGCGGCGACTAGCGGGTGTTGCGGGCTTAAACGATGACTGCGGTGCTGGCAAGTCAGAAAATTGCGGAAACCGCTCAAAGTCTTCACCAAACTGCCGCCCATACGCGTCGCGAATGCGGGCCATCGCGCCTTGCGCCTGCAACTCTACCAACTCCAACTGTTTTAAGAGCGGCCCCGTGCCTTTGACAGGATCAATAGCCGCAATTTGGTCAGAAAGAATTTTCCACTCTTGATTGGCAATTGAGCCAATAGCACCAGTAGACGCCGCAGCGGCCTTACCCAACGCCGTAATTTTTCCTTTTAGGTTGGCAAGCCGCGTTTCGGCCGACGCGGCCGCGCCCTCAGAGAATGACGGCAGCATGCCCGTATAGCCTGTCGCGCGGGACAAGCCTGGCTCAGCTCTCACAAACGAAATGGAGTCAAGAACATCTTGAGTAGTCTGAAGCGCCGCAGTCGCAGATTTAAATTCTTTGCCAAGTGTGTCTCGACGCTTAACTTCTTGCGCGGGCGTCAGCGGTTTGGGTTCTGCGCCCCGCGCCGCCGGTCCACCAGGGATAGGCTCCAAATCGCCAGTAGGCGTAAAACGATAGCCTGCGGGCGCTTTCTGACCCGCCGCTGCCGTTTCGCGCTGCGGCCCTAAGCCAAGCACTTGCACGGCTGCGGGCGTGAATGGTACTCGGCCAACAGCTTGTGCGCGGGTAACAAGCGTTGGCTTACCATCAGGGCCGATAACCGCAACCGGCGCGCCTTCCTGAGCCTCTTTCATTTGAGCTCTGCGGAATGATTCATACCCCGCCGGCGTAAGCGGATACCCCAACGACTGCATAGTGCGAAGCTCAGATGGGTCCGGCTTGAGCGCCGCCTCAATCTGTTTGAGGATTACTGGCGCGTCAGGCGAGCCAGCCCTAACCGCTAGGCTGTACCGCCTCGCCAATGCGTTTACATCTTGCGCGGGCGCGGCAGGCTGCGCAGCGGTCATTGCGTTAGTGGATGCGGGCGCAGCAGCGGGTGCAAGAGCATTAGCGCCTCGTGTTAGCGGCATCTCTGCGCCCGCTGCGCCGTCCGGCGCAATCTCGCGCATGGTACCCATTGGCGGCGTAATCGGCGCGGCGACAAGCTCGCCTTCGGGCGCAGCAACAGGCGCAGGCGCAGTGATTGCTCCAGCAGCAGATGTCGGCGTAGTTGCGCCCGCGCCGTCGCCGTATCGGCGCTCGTAATCCTCAAGGCGCTGCTGTTTTTGCAACGCTTGATAGATGTTGTACCCCTGCTCGCTGGTTCTAGGGTTTTGCATCATCAGCAGAGATGCACTTTTAAGATCAGGGCCACCTTTAGCCGAGATAGCGGCTGCGATCTGACCAAGAACGCCGCGTTCACGGCGCAGGTCTTCTAGCTGCATGTCGGCCATTTCAGCCTGGCGCTGCCCGCCCACAAGCTGCTGAATCTGCGCCGCCTCGGCCAAGGCGTTGCGCGGCTGGTACTCAACCGTGGGCCGGTACGACATCGCGATGTTGGGATTGACAAGTGCCATGATTAGTACCCCATACCGTAGCCAGGCACATCACCAGTGTAGCCTGCGCCGTAACCACCTGTGCCTGTGTAGCCTTGGTTTCGCCCAAGCGCCTGCTGCAACAGCGAATTCTGCGCTTGATTCTGGCTGTAATTCATGTATTGGTTTAAGCCACCGCCGATAGCGTTGGCTGCGCCCATGTAGCCAGATGCGCGAGCCTGCGCGCCGGCGCCTAGCACATCGGCCATGTTGGAGCCGAATTGTCCGGCCTGTGCGCCCAGCGTGTTGGCCGCAGTCTGACCAACGCCGGCCAGCGATTGCAGCGGGTTAAGTCGCGCCTGACGCTCGGCTTGGTAGCGGTTAAAGGCGTTCTGGTACTCTTGCGAACCCATCTCTTGGCCGAAGCGCGTCAATGCTTTGCCGGTCGCGCCTGACATCAAACCACCACGAGCCGCAGCCGAACGCTCCAGCGCCTTCTGGCCCTCCGACAGCCTGAACGCATACCCAGGGTCGGCTTGGAACTGTTGCGTCCCAAACGGCGTGTACTCGGTCGCTAGCGGGATCAGCCTGTTAAGCGCTTGCTCACCAGCCTCACGGTAGGGTCTGCCCAGTTCAACCTGCCGCTCAAAAATCTCGCGCTGCACGTCACCAGCTTCACGGGCAGCTTGCGCTTGCGTATTGGCCGCGCTGCGAGATGAGCTGGCGCCAAGTAACGAACTTCCAATAATTGCTGCTGGTATCATCCAAGGCATATCAAACTCCTTCGCTCAAGCATTGAGCAATTTTACGCACCTGATCAGAATCCGTCGAGGCAATAATCGCCTCATCGACTTCATCCTCATCAGTGCAGTCCGTCGCGTGTATACAGTACCAAACCACGTTTGTCAAAGAGCGCACGCCGTGGTGTTTGCCGGCCTCAAGCGTTAGACAGGCCGGAGCGTGGACGATAGACTTCTGACCGTCAACGATCAACTCAATTGAGCCTTGCGCCAGCACCGACAGATGGTCGAACTTGTGCGTATGCTGCACAAGCCACTTATCGGCGGGGATAAACGCCTCTTTGGCGTAGACACCGCCGCCAAAGTGATGCCGCACTTCAGGCTCAATAAACTTCATCAGGTCACCTCACGCCCGCTGACGCGCATGTTGATGGCGCTGGCCGTGCCGGCAATCGTCGAGATGAAGTCGCCGATGCCAAGCACTTGGCCCACCAGTTCGGGGAAGGTGTACACCTCGGACGCCTGCAAGGTCTTGGTCTTGGTGATCAAGTTCTGATTGCCCGCCGAGCCAGCCGCCGTGACGAGGTTGACGCTGATCGTCGCAGCGCTGGCGCTGTAGTTCGTCGCGGTGAACTTGTCGATGATGGCCGTCACGCCAGTTGCGGTGTACTGGGTGGTTTGGCTGTTCTCGACCGTCTTGGCGGGGACGAGGACTTTGACTGAAACGGTCATGGTTTACTCCAATTGCAAAGAGTTGTTAGACGAGTATTGCGTCATTATCCAACTTGTTCCATCGGAAACCAAGGTGGCGTTTGCCCCAGCTACGGCCTCCAAGATCGCCGTGGTGGCTGCACCACCAGCCAAAGGCACCACGTTGCTTGACGCCGACACCAGCGTCTGAGCTTGGTAGTTCTGAAAGTACAGCACTCGACCAGAGTTGCTAGACGCTGTCGGGAGCGTCACCACGCAAGACGATCCAGACTTGTTGTTGATTGTCCAGACATCCGTAGCGCCCACAGAGAAGTTGGCTGTCTGCGTGACTGGCGCTGCGGTGGGGTTGTATGGTAACGCGGGCACATCGGCAGCCACAATCGCACGAAATGTCGGCGCGCCGGCTGACCCGTTGGGTGCGGCCAAGAAAGTATTGGCCGTCTTGCTGGCATACGGATTTTGGGTGTCCCCGTAACCTGAAGCTAGGCTGATCGCCGGAGTTGTGCCGCCGCTGGAAACAACCGGCGATGTGCCGCTGACCGATGTAACATAGGACAGGGTTGGGATGTCAGCCGCAACAAGGGAGCGAAAGCTCGGGGCTGCTGCGCCGCCCGATGTCGGCCCAGCGAAAACAGTATTGGCCGTGGCTGTAGCCACACCTGTACCACCTCGGCCAACGGCAAGCTGACCCGTCCAGCCAACAGTAATTGACGTGGCCGCGAGCAAAGCTGTCGTGGGCGAGCCGCCCAGCGTCAGCGTGACGTTGGTGTCGTCAACCTCAGTCAAAGCCGCAGCGGTAACACCAATCGTAGGCGTTAGACCGCCTGACGAAGTGATGGGCGCGGTGGCCCCGACTGAACTGACGTAGGACAACGCCGGAATGTCGGACGCGACGATTGCCCGGAACGACGGTGTTCCGGCGCTTGCGTTAGGCGCGGCAAAGAAGTACTTGGCCGTCTGGCTTGCCCAAGCGCCCGTCAACGTGCCGCTGGTCGTTACCGGCGAGTTGGTGACGGTAAATTCAGTAGGTAGGGCCAGCCCTACGCTAGTTACCGAGCCGCCCGATCCGGTAGCCGCCAGTGTGCCGCCGACAAAACTGACACCCGAGCCAATCGTGACGTTGCTGAACCCACCGCTGCCGTTGCCGTACAGGATCGACGTTCCGCTGGTGGCGGGTGCTTTGCCGTTAAACGTGTTCCAGTCCGTCGAGGTCAAATATCCATTCGTGGACGTATTGGCCGCAGGCATACTGATGTCGGGCGTGGTGCCACCGCTGGACACAACAGGCGAAGTGGCCGTGACTGCCGTAACCGTCCCCTGCATAGGCGGCGGCAACAGGTTGACCGCATCAATTTGCTTTTGCAACTCGGCAACCTGCGACACCAAGGCCGAGCAGCAGTCTGCCAACGTCGCTGCGTCAATCAACTTGACCAACTCATCGCTCAAGTCAAGTGCGGGCGGCAGCGTCTGCAACTCTTGGTTGACTGCCTGAAGCGCAGCGTCAACAGACGCAATCGTCGACTCGGCGCTGAACGTAACGCCCGAGTCGTCAATGATCGCCGTGGTCGCGTTGTTGAGCGACAGGAAAAACAAGTACCAAGCCCGGCTGATCAGCCCCGTGCGAGGGTCAACCAGCGGCACCCGTGGGGGCGTAATGATTGGCGTGGTTGGGCTAAGCATTCGTTGGACTCAGAATCAACTCTGCGCCCATGATGCTGATCTTCACGGGGTCGGTGCCCGATAGCTCATAAACGCGGTCGCGCAGCTTCAGGGTCATGCCCAAGCGCCGCCAGAACACCCGGCGGTAGTATTCGCCGATCTTGCCGATCTGCGCCCAGTGCTCGTTAGACCAAGTGTGACCACCATCGTCCGACCAGCGCAGCATAACCTCGGGGCTGTAGCCGGGTGCAGCAGGGTAACCAGTGGTTGACAACATCATGGGCGGCACAAACGGCACGGGGTAGGCGGCTGCATCAACCAGCGGCTCAAAACCATCACCTGCCTCGGTAGTCAGCACTTCGCCCGTTTCGGCAGTGATTTCGTTTTGCACGTACTCGGCAATCAAGATGTCGCCGTTTTCAGCCGTTAACTCTTCCGCATCGTAGGCGGGATACAAGTTCAAGCCAACGCCCGACTCAATGTCGAGTTGCAGGCTGTGCTGCGCGGTGCGCTTTAAGTTGTTTTGGCCGGTGGGCAGCGCCCGCCACGACCGCAGCCACTTCTGGATGCTGCCGTTGTCCGAGTAGTCTTCCAGATCAAAGGCGTAGATGTTGCCGTTCTCGTAGTCGCCGACGACCACCTTGTTGTTGAACGCCATCTGGCAATTGCTGCGGTGCCGGGTGAACTCGCCGTTGTTCCAGCCCGCCCGCTCGTGCCAGGCTTGGGTGGCGGCGTCGTAGACCCAGGTCGTGTTGGCGCTCGGAAAGATCAGCACATAGAAGCTGTGACCGTCTTGCTGGTAGGTGTACGCAACTGCGTCCGTTAAGTCGCTGTACTGCTGGATCTGCCACTCGACAGCGTGGGTGCTGATGCGCTGGCCGGCGTAGCCGTTGGCCCGGTAAATGATGCCTTGACCACGTCGGTCACGCCCGAGCCAGAACAGGCTGTTGTCCATCTTGGCAATCGAGTAGGGCGCAGCGCAGCCCAACTCGTTGAACGCGCCGGGGATGCGCTGGAGCGGAAAGTCCGTTGCGCCCGTGTCAGACCAGACCTCAATCGAGTTGGTGCCAAAGGCCCACACCTCGCGGAAGTTGGCAACAACGGCCACCAAGCCGTCGGGCGAGCCTTCGGTGCTGGCGAACTCCAGCGGGTCAATCGAGGTGCCGTCAAGCAGCGCCGTAATCCACAGCCTCTGACTGTTCGGCTCGTTAAAGACGAAGTAGCCGTCTAAGTAACTTACGGTCACTGCGCCGGGAAAGTCCGGGTCGGTGATCTGCCCAAAGGCATTGGTCGTGTTGTTGTAGATGTAGCTCGGGCCGTTGGCCGCGATGAAGAGCTGGGTGCCGTTATCGGCCATGCTGACCGGGCCGGTGCCGGCCACGGTGCCGATAAGCGCCGGCGTGTAGCTGTTGTTAATCTTGTAGAGCTGGGTGCCCGACACCACAAAGCCGGTGCCGTCCTGCGGCGAGAAGGCCCACAGGCCACGGATCGGGCCGGTGCCAATCGAGTTGAGCAGGTTTAGCCCCGGAGCGCGGTTCAGGAACGCCGGCTCCTTGCCGCCCTCGGGCACGATCTCGGGAAACAAGTTGACCATGCGGGCATCCGCAGCGTTGACGCTGCGAGCCACATAGGTGCTGCCCAAAATCGGCGTCTTCATTACGTTGCCACGCCTTTGATGACGGCAAAGTTGAAAACAGGCTGCTCGGTTGTCGTGCCACCCGTGGTGCGGAATGTGATGTTAAAACTTCCAGCACCTACTGCTGTGACCATCAAGTCATAAAGGTCTGTGCCTGATTTCTGGTTCAGGATGATGACATCGGTTGCCGCAACGGTGCTGTTGGTCACGGTAAAGGTCGTCGCGACTGTTGTGCCTGCTGCGCTGAACAGGGTTATCGCCCCAGAGGTTTTATTTAGTGTCACGCCTGTGGTACGGCTTGTTGCTTGGGTGACAGCACCGCCCGCACCTGCGGCGTAGCCTACGCCAGCCGTGCCCGATGAAGTGACTGCATCAGTTACTGCTAGGCTTGTGCCCGTGGCCGCACCAATGACAGGAGCGACCATAACCATGCCGGTGCTTGTGCAGGCGCTGATGTTGCCGCTGGTCACTGTACCCAGCACAGGCGTCACCAAAGTCGGACTGGTAAACAACAGCGTCTTGGTAAGTTGCTTAGTGATGCCGCTTTGCACAATGGGCATAACGTCTGCTGCGTTGATGACTGTCGCAACGGGCAGTGCTGAAATGGCGATGGTGGTCATAATGGCTCCTAGAAATTGCCTGCGTAGACGTTGAACCGCTGCCGCGTGGCGATCAGCGAGTACGGCATCGACATCACATCGTCTGGATTGTTGATGCGCTTTAAGTTGCGCTTGCTGTACATCGCAATGCGCTGCACCTGGGGGCTGGGCTCAACGCCAAACTCAGGCGCGATCTCGCAGGCCAAGTTGTAGGTGAACGCCCGCAAGTAGCCTGGCGGAAACAGGATGTCCGTGGACAGGTTCGCAGGCTGCGTCAGCTCCTGGACGCTGATAAAGTGAAACTCCAGCAGCCGCGTCGGGCGCGGGTAGATGTAAATGTCAAAGTCCGGGTAGGTGTTGTTGACGAACATCACCTGCGGGTACGTCGAGGTCACGGTCTTGACCGCGATGCCGTCGTACTGCTGCTGGTTGATCAGCTTGATGCCATACGACACGCCAGTGCCGGGGTCTTTGAAGTAGGTGGCGTCGTCCACCAGAATTGGCCGCACGGCAGTGCCGTTGAGCCGCACCAGCGAGCCGCTGGGGCCAAGAGTCTCGTTGATCGAGCCGGTCGGCCAGTTGACGATCTGGTCAATGGTGGCAAAGACAGCCAGCCGCTCGGTGTTCCACGAGTCGATCATCTGATTGAGCGCCATCAGGGAGTCCTGAGACACTGAGGCCGATGGCGTTTCGCCCTCGGCTAGGACGCCTAGCAGCCGCAACGCTCGGTTAATCTGTTCGCCTGCGGTGTAGGTCGCCATCTTATTCTCCTTCGTCGGGTGTCTCGGCTTTGTTGCGCCGGCCGCGCCGTGCTACAGGCTCGGGGCTGGCTTCTTCAGCCACTTCTTCAACGGTCTCGAAATTGTACCGCGACCAGCCGTTTTGAACATCCAAATCGGCTTCCATGTCCATTGTCGCAACCTTAGCGCCGTGGACGGGGTGTGTGAGGTAAATTATTGCCATAAGTGGGGACCGGAGTCCCCACTCCTTTCAGCTTGCGCAGTGAACAATTGCGAAGTTGATGACAACAGCCTCGGACAGCGACCCGCCCGAAATGTTGCGTAAGGTAATGCTGACTTGACCAGCAGACAAAGCATTGGCAAATACGTTGTATGAGCCAGGAGTAGCTTGCCCACCAGAAATGGTCAAAATCACCGCGTCGTTGGCGCTAATGGTGCTGTTGTTCAAAACGAACGTCGCATTGGTAGCGGTTGCCAACGATGCGTTGTTCATTGTGATGCGGCCAGCAGACTTGTCCAGCGTAACCGCCGTAGATTTGCTGGTTGCCTGCGTCACAGTACCTTGTGCGGCGGCGGTGTAGCCGATTTCGGTTGTAGCGTAAACAGTAGTGCCGACCACGGTTGATGGCGTTGTTGCACCGATTGCGCTGCCGTCAATTACTGCACCACTTACAGTGGTGCCAGAAGTCAATTCAGGGTCGCTAAACGCGACGCCTACAGGCTTGGTATTAGGCATGTTCTATCCTTTAAAAATGGGGGCCGAAGCCCCCATTAGGTTTAGGCCACTTTGTACACAGTGTACGCAGCGTCGCCGGTTTTGCGGAACCGGAACAGTGCGCTAGATGTAACAGCCACGACGGTGAAGGCGTTGCCGCCGTCAGTGATGCCAGTAGCGGTTGCCAACGTTGCGGTGCCCGAGCTGGTGCCGATGTTAACCAGCGACAGATCAAACGTGCTGCCAACGGTAGCGTTGGGCACGGCTGCGTCGATCAACGCAGCGGTGGGCAAAGTGTAGGTAGCAGCAGCACCAGAACCGGGGTTTGCAACCAGCATCTGACTGACCACTTGAGCGGCGGTCAGAGTTGCGGTTGTAGTTGCGGTCTGCGGTGCAGCCATTGCACTCATGAGGGTTTCTTGACGGTTACCAGCACCGACTTGATAACCACCTGCGCCATTAGGGAGAGCCATGATGAAATCCTTTCAAAATAAATGTGTAGAAGGGGGCCGAAGCCCCCATTCAATCAGCCCCAGAGGCGAACGCCCATCTGAGGACGAATCACGCTGTAGCCGTACAGCACGTCAATACGGCAGGGCATACGGTCGTTGTTGATGTCGTACTGACGGACAACGCGCAGGCTGATGCCATTGTGAACGGCGCGAGCGGCCATGTCCACGCCTTGGGGCAGGAGCAGGTCGGCGGTAGCGAAGGTGATCGCATCCTTGTGGTACACCAAGTTCTGGGCGTACTGGCTGGAAGCAGCACCAACGAACACCACGGCTTTGCTGTTTTGCGGCAGCACGTCCACGGTAGCCAAAGCGTGGTTGGCAGAGTACATCGGGGTCACGGTGATGTTGCCAGCGCCAGAGCCGTTCAGGGTCACGTCAGCGGCTGCGACGAACTGGAACAGCGAACCAGTGGATTCACGGGTTTGCGGGTTCACAGCGTAGCAGTCAGCAACGGTAAACACATCGCCGGTCCGAACAGTAGCGCTTGCGCCAGCGCCGGTGATGGCGATGGTGGTTGCGCCTTCAGCAGTCACAGCAGCGGACAAGGTGCCGCCAGTAGCGGTACGCGAGCCGGTGGTGAACTGCTTGATCGACTGAGACATGTTGATCTCGTCAAAGCCCAACACGCCCATGCCCATCATGCCGTTCTTGAACTGCTTGCTGATGGTGTCGGTGGGGTTGAACAGACCTTTCATGCCTTCGACCAAACCAGCGTTAGCAGCCGGGTTGACGGTGGCGTAGCGAGGCGACATCACAGCAGCGTTCTCGTTGAGCTTCTGCTGAGCTTGCAGCAGAACCAGCGAGGTGGCGGGAGTGGTGCCAGGGGTGCCAACGGTGTTGCCGATGTACTTGTAGCTGTTTGCCACGTCAGCGTCGATGCTGGAGGCCAACTGGCTGATACGAGGCTTCAGAACACGCTCTGCGAAGTCGTCCAACTGCATGGTCAGTTCGGCAGACGTGAAGTTCACGCCGATGTGCTTCTGCGAAGACACAGTCAGGGTGGTGAACTGCTCGTTGTCGTCCTGCACTTGCAGGGCAGCACCGTCGGTGACCAGAGCGCGGTCAGGCAGACGGATACGCAGGGTCGAACCAATCTTGGCACCTTCAACAGCAAAGCTGTCGTCGTACTGACGGTTCACGTTACGGGTGAGCACCAGGTTGTTCTCAAGGATTTCGAGAGCCTTCCGGGTGATCATGTCAATGGTAAGAATGCTATTAGCCATTTCGGCGGTCCTTTCAAAGTTTTAGCGGTTCATTTGTGCTTGCAGCTTCTTCATCTGCCGGGCACGTTCAGCTTCAATCCACTGCGAATCAGTCATGGTCTTCGTCGAGCGAGGATCAGTCGTGTCGTAGGACGGGCTTCCACTGGTGCGTGCGGTAACAGGCGAAATAGGCGCAGGCGCAGACGTAGTCGGTTTCACAAGAGGATTGGAGCCAAGTTTGGCCTCAATCTTCCCAATCTCTCGGGCCTGCAAAAGAGGTGCCAAGCGGGAAATGCGATCAGCTTCCTTCGGGTTGGTTCCCAGCCAGTAGGCTAGGTCCGGCCCCATGTCGGACGCCTTGATTGTCTCGGCCATCACGTCAGTGACTCGAAGCTGCGGGTTGTAGGCGACTTGTTCAAAGTCGTCGTACTTGGCCCTAGCCTCTTCCTCACGGTCGTGGTAAGCGTCGTTAATCTCAGCCTGCTGCCGTTGGAAATCTCGCTGCGCGATCAGTTCTTCAGCCTTTCTGACAGCCAGCGCTTCCGCGTAGGCATCAGGGGACTCAAACTGGTCGATAGGCGGGACTTCTCTTGGCGCTTGCGGTTGGGCAAGTTTGGCCTGCTGCTCACGCTCCCATTTGCGCTGCTCTCGGGCAAGGCGCTTGCTAATCATCGCGTCGATCTCGGCCTGGGAAAACTTTTTCTCCTCGGGCGTTTGCTCGTTGCTTTGTTCAGCTACTTCCGGCGCGTTTTGTGCAGTGTCCGTGGTGGCCGTCACCTCGGCTGCTGGCGCGGATTCAACTTCCGCTAAGGCTTGTTGGACTTCTTCAGTCATTTCTTGTTCCATTGGAACCCTGGTCTACCGGGCCAGTACAGGTTGTGCCGCTATTATGCGGCAGATTCTGGGGCGGGCGCAACTGTCACCCAAGGCAGCATTGGCGATACGGCACGTTGTGCCAGTTGCAACTCAACTTTTGCAGAAACAAACGCTTCAACGTCAGTTTTTAAGTTCTTGGTGATTGTCTCAATAACAGCGCCTTTTTCATCTTTAAGTTCTGTTACTTGCGGAGTGAAACACCAGCCGAGTACTTGCTCTTCGGTCAACTGGTTGAACGCAATAATTGTGTCGCTGGGTTGCAAAACCCTAGTCGTTTGATGAGTCTCAGACGCTCCATCTTTGACTGCTGTGCAACTCAAGAATACTGTCTGAATTAGATTGTTATCGCCAACTGTGTTGACTTTATCAACTGTCCATTTGAAGTTCATTTCAGTGTTCCTTTGAATTTAAGCGAGTGATCGGTTGCCGACGAATGTCATGCCAACAGCGACTTGGTTTCCAGATGTATCCGTGAAGCGCAAAACTCCACTAGACGGAACAGTGATTGTGAACGCAGCGCCGCCGCCAGAACCATCTTGAGACGCGACGCTGGTGATGCTTGCGGTCGTACCGTAGCAGAACACGGTGTAAATTTGTCTGCGTGATTGTGTTGGCGCATTGACACGGGTTGACGACACATACAAGTGACCAACAAACCCAGAACCATTACCCAAGTAATCTCCGAGATTTAGCGTCAAGTCCAGTGTTCCGGCTGCATTAACAAGTTGGTTTACTGTTGCGTTAATCCCGCAGTAAGACGCAGCTTGCGATGGGTTAGCATCGCCCGTCAACTGAATGCCCGATGAGTTTATGTTTGGTGCTGGAAGAATGCCCACGTTGCCAGTAAACTGATTGTTTCCAGCAATGATAAAGCCTGTGGATTGATAGGCGCCTTTGACTGTTTCTCCGGTTATAGAGTTGGATTCTGGAGTAAACCCGCCACCAGATGCCAACCGCACAGCAACGCCAGGGTTTGTACGCGCATCGTCAATCAAGTGCGAGTTTCCGCTGATCGTGCAACCAGAGACTGGAATGGTGTTGCACTCCAGTCGAATGTCGTCCCAAAAGTTATCTGCTGCGTTGTTCTTCCAGAAGTTGTTTCCTGTGATTGACCACGATGTTGCGTCTTTTGCCCAGATGCCGTGGTAGTCGCAACCCCAGAACGTGTTGTCTGCAATCACAACAGCAATTGCTTGCTCTAAGCAAAGAACACCATAGCCAGTGTCAAGCAATGGGTTGCCATCAAACTCGTTTCCGATGATTCGGATTTGATTTAAAGACGCGCCGTCCAACCAAATACCGCCCTCGTACTTTGAGCAAATAATGCCGACCACATTTTCAATTGCAATTGCGCCAGAAGATCCACCATCTAATCTGAGGCGAATTGCAAATTGGCGAGTGTGGCCCCACACAAAACCACCATTGACAACGGAGTCTGTGATGTTGCGGAAATACACTGAGTTGTTCTGAATGAAGCAATCATCAAGTCGGTTGCAAAACGCCGAGGCGGTTGAGCTTGGTGGGCGATCCAACCAAACTCCGCCCACGTTGGTGTTTGAATATTGATTGTCATTGTGACCAGACTTAACGCGAACGCGGGTCAAGTTGCAAAAACTTGGGTTTTGCAAATGGATGTCGTATTTGGTGGTCGCAGTGCTTACGGTTTTATTGATGAAAAAATCAATAAACCTAGCGCCAAAAATAGCGGTGCTAATTGTGGTGGTTGCGCTGTTAATGACCTCAATGTCAGTGTTGACTAAAAGCTGAGACGAGTCACCCTCACCTTGGATGATGATGTTGTCTTTGGTCACGATGGGCGCAGTAATTAAATACGTGCCCTTGGGAATAAACACCACGCCGCTGGTAATGCTGTCAATTGCGGCTTGAATGTTTGACTGGCTGGCTGCTACACCAGTCGGGTCGGCTCCGAAGTCAAGGATGTTGACCACGGCGCCCGTGATCATTGAGTAGGATGCTTTGGTGAGTGCCATTGGTCAATCCTTAACCAGCGGAACGTGAACCGCTAAAAGTAATGTAAACAGATTTTGTGGAACCATCGCCGGATGTGTCGGTATAGCGAACCGTACCAGCGGAAGGCATGGTCAGCGTAAATGCTGGGCCACCGCCTGAACCATCCTGAATATGCAATTGCGTTGTGGTTAAGGTTGAACCATAAGCGGCAGCACCATAAACTACCCTTCTAGACTGCGGCGTAAAATTGTCACGTGTGTAACTTAGGCTTAGTATGCCGACAAAACCATTGGCATCAATCGCCAAATCCAAAGTTCCACCAGCGGCGACGGTTGCGCTTGTCTGCAAAAACAAACCACCGCTGCTTGATACACCCTTGTTGGCTGTGCTGATTGTCAAATCGCCCGTGGATGCGGTCAGACTTGATGCACTGATTGCACGACCAGCAGTCAAGTTGGCAACGCTGACCTTGACCGTTGCGCCGCCTTGAACGATTGGCAAAACCTCGGTGCCAGCAAGCGGCGTTGTTGACGCGGGGAGTGCTGAGATTTTGGTATCGGCCATGATTGTTTCTTAGACGTAGTTGACTTCGATTGAAGAAGTAACTGGAGGTGCTTCTGAGAATGTAAGCACAGCGCCCGCAATGCTGTACGTGTTCTTTTGCTGGTACACGCCGTTGATGTACACGTTGGTGGCGTTCTCGCCTGCGGGAGCGCTCGCCAACGTAAACGCAACAGTGGAGCCGTTACCCGTAAAGTTGGCAATGATTGCAGTAGCATTAAAGCTGCTGCCCACATTGTCATACGTTGCGATTGTGACTTCGGCACTCGTCTTTAGCACAAACTTGTAAAGCCGCAACTGATTCCAAATCTCGCCGCCGCTAGGCACTCGGCCAGCAGCGTCCAACACAATGGGGTTTGTGTGGGCCGTAGCGCCCGTGCTTGAAGTGTACGTAGCCAGCGGGGTGGTTGTCCCCGCCTCGTAGCTGTAGATTTTACCGCCCGTCAGGACATTGCCGCTGTTGTCAAAAAACTGGGCGCCAACACCGCCAAATGTTGAAAGCGATACTGCGGGCATGGTGTGTCCTTACGCGCTGAGCGCGGCAACTTTGTCCTGGAAGGCTTTGACGCGAGCCTCAAGTGCGGCGGTCTGGTCTGCCAACGCGGCTTGTTGTTGGGCCAGTTGTTCTTGGTCTTTGGTTAGCGCAGCTTCAGCCGTTGCAACTTGTTTTTCACGCGCTGCCACTGCTTTTTCCCGTGCGATTGCATCGTTTGATGCCGCCGAGGCGGCGTCGTTCAGTTTGCTGGCGTTTGCTTGAGCTTCGGCCAGCGCCTGTGTAGCCGCATCACGGTCAGCTTTTGCGTCAACTTTGATGCTTGCAGCTTCTGCCTTAGCGGCTTCTAGCTCGCGCCTGGCCGCATCGCGGTCTTTGATTGCGTCTTGAGCAGCCGACAAGGCGCCTTGGCGCACGGCTAGTTCGTCACGCAACGCGGCCATCGTAGCTAGGTCAATAGGCAACTGCTTGGTGAAGTACTCAACGTAGTTCAGCGCCGGGGTGTCATTGGAAATTTGCATGATGACCTCGTCAAGAGTAATAGGTAATGTTGAGCTTGGCCCCAGCAGTTTGCTCAATGAACTGAATCTGAGACAGGTCACCATCGTACTGCAAAGTGACGCCAGCGGCCAGCGGCATTCCAACCGAAGCCGTGGGGGCTACATTGTCATCGCGCCAGCGCACATTTTGCGTTTCAGGGGTGATGATAGCAATGCGGGGCGTGCCTACCAGGCCGTTTAAGTCACGTTGAGGGACTGTCAGTCGAGTCGCCGAGCTAAGACTTGTTATCTGCTGGTAGCCCATCACTGACGTGATTGCTTTGAGGTTGATCGCCATTAAAATCTCCTACGTTCAGTGAATGACCGCAACTTGATCAAAAGTTGCTCAGTTGCTTGCACAATGCCGGCAAAGAAGCCGCCGGCAAAAAAATTCCCGCCAAAAAAGGGGCCGCTCATATGTCAATTTTCGCCGGTTTTTGGCGTATTTTCAACCCAAATTTTAGCGCTTGTGCTTTGACCATCAGCAGTCTTCTGCATTCTCAAAACCAGCTTGCAGCTTCAGATCAGCGTACAGGCCGTCCATCAAGTTGCCCTGCGGGGTAGCGCAGTAGAAGGCATGTGCCGCCACTTCCTGCGCGTTTGCTTGTCGGGCATCTGCATTGGCGCTGACACTGACTTGGTACTGCACCTGATCTTTGTTGCCAAAAATGTTGGTGATACGGGCGTAAGCCTCCGTAAACGGTACGCCTACGTTACTGTTTTGGATGGAGATTTTCAGAGCCATTAGAAGGTCACCTCAGTAGTGTCAATTTTTGCTACCCAGCGGATTGTGGTCGCCGCTGCGCCGGTGACAGTCACAGCAATACCGCCGTTTGTTGTGTCAGCAGTAATTGCCAAAACCCAAGTAGCAGCGGCAACATCTTGGGCAATAACAGTTGGCGTAACTGCGGCCACAAGAGCAGTCGACGCAGCGTTAGCGCCGCGCTTAATTACGCCTTCAAACTTCCAGCCTGATGTAGTGCCGCCACCAGTTACGTTGGCGATGCAAGTTCCTTGGAATGTGTAGGCACTGTTGTTAGGCAGAATTACTTGATTTGTTGTTCCTGCGGCAGATGAGTTGCTTGCGAGTCTTGTTGCCGTTGCATCCGTAGTTTCTCGACCAAGTAACAATGTTGCAAGTTGATGTCTACCACCTGATGACGAAATAGGGCCATTACTTGCAGGCGTAACAAAATTTCCAATAATAGACCTTGCTGTGCCGCCAGCGCCGCCAATGACAATGCTGTTTGTGCTATCTGCTGTGTTGCTTGAACCACCAACAACAGCAGAACTTGAACCGCTTGAAGTTCCGTTGCCAATACATACAGCACCACTTCCAGATGCAATAGCGTTCTGCCCTCCCAAACACACTGAATTAGCACCGGATGCAGTTGCAACTGCTCCACCAGCAATAGCATGGTTCCCGGTAGCATTAGAACTTGAAAAAGCCACTGCTCGGTAGGCGGGTGATGATACGGGCGTTTCAGTTAGAGAAAGCCATCCAGTTTCGGCATTACCACCAGCCCCCGTTGAAATTGCATTTTTACAATATACAAGCTCTAAATTTTTACCGGGAGTGCCGTAATAAATACCCGATGCAGATTGTGCGGCTGTTCCGTCTCTTGCATCACTGGAATAAATGTTTATGCCTTGGGTGTTGCTTCCGTATCTGGCAACAATAAACCTGATAACTTTGCCTTCAGGTGGGGATGTTGGCAAGTAAACTCGTATAGTGTTGGTTCCTGCTCCCGTTCTAAAATACTGAATTGGAGCACAATCATCTGTTAGTGAAATAGTTCTATCGGCAGAAGTAGATGCTTGTGCAGTAAAAAAATCCCACACCTGTATTGCAGGTGTGTTCTCGGATGCAAAGCCCGTAAACATCAGTAATCCCCACCGATAGCAGTCAGGTGAAAGCCTGCCGCCACTGCTGTACCAAACGTAGCGTACACACGGTAACCTGCTGCCAAGCTGATGTTTAAAGGCAAGATGATGTCGGGCTGTTCTGCTGTCTGTGATACCGTAGTTGCAGACAGTGTTCTTTCAAGATACAGCGTGTTGTTGGCCGCAGTCGTTGTCACTGAGCCGTTGTTGATCCAGATGCGGATAACGGTTGCCACGTTAGTGCCAAGCGACCTGACTTTGATGAAGTCAAGCCGTGAGCCTTCTACAGCACCCGCTGTTTCAATCGGCCCGTAGATCGTGCCAGCAGTTAGGTCTGTGGTCGTGTTAGCTGTTAGGCCAGGAGTACCTGCTGTTGCGGCTGTTCCACTAACCCAAGAGTTAACAGGGATTAGCGGAAAAATAGGGTTTGTGTTCTGTGCCATTTACATTGCTCCAATAGACCAAGATTGTAGTTTAGGGATGGGCGAAGAGCCACCGCCACCACCAGAAGCGTTGATGGTCTGGTTTGGGAAAGAGCCTGTAATGGTCACATTGGTGCCGGCTACCAATGACGGTGTTGCCGTTCCTGTGCCGCCGTTTGCCACGGCCACAATGCCCGTTAAAGCGTGGTCTGCGTTCCACGCAGCAGCGCCTGCGGCACTGAACGTGCCGTCTGCCGGTGTGGTGTGGGTAACAACAATAGTCATGCCAGAAACTTGAGTTTGTACAGAGTGGTCAGGTACAACTCGACAATGTTGTCAATCAACTGCTGCAACGAGGTGTCTTCTTTTTTCGCCACCTTGTAGCGCATCTCCTCAACCTCGGCCAGTGATGCCTCAAGGAACTCGGTGATGTTGGTCGTCTTTTTGGCCGAGTGTAGGGTAATGGGGCCAATCAGCCCGTGACGCCCTTGGTACGCCTCGGCAAACGCATCAGCGTGGTCGATGATGGTGTCGTAAAAGGTGTTGAGCGCCACATGCTTGGAGTAGCTGCGCGTGTTCAGATGCACCGAATGGGCTACGTCGCGGGCCAAGAACAAGAGGCCCATGAAGTCTGCTGCGGTGCTCATTGCATGGCTCCTTCAGGTGGCATCGGGGGCTGTTCCATCATCTCCGGCATCTGCGAGTTCAAGTTGTTGCTCTCCATCGCAGCCGCCACGACACCCATAGCGATGTCCTGAATCTGCTGCTCGGTCATGCCGGCCTGCACCGCGCTGATGCGCTGCGTCTCAGCCTGGTACGCCTTGATCTCGGCCTCGAACTCTTTGATCGACAGGTCACGGGCTTCCATCGACTTCTGCACGTTCTGGAGCATCCCAGACATCTGCTGCATCTCTTGGTTCATGGCCTCCATCTGCTGCTTGGCCGCAGCCAGCGCCGGATTGTCCTCATCGTCACCGATGATCGCCGGGTCAATGACCTTGGCAAACCGCTGAGACATCTCCTGAGCGCCCGGCCAGTCCATGTTTTTAACGAACAGGTCGCCAGCCACGCGCCAGAGGTCTGGGTTGCCTTGCAGCAGTTGGGCCATCGCCTCCAGCGACTCCTGACGCTTGGTGGCAAAGCCGGGCCCGGTAATGACCATCACGTCGTACTTGCCGACGCCGGGGTTGTAGATTTTGTCCACCACGATGCCCTGCTCGTCCCTGATCTTCTTGACCGGCTCGGGCTGCATCGGGTTGATCTTGATCATCTTGGACTCGCCGTCCTCGCCGACGATCCGGGCGATGCGCTGCGTGTCGTAGATTTTCGGGATCAGGTCAATCAACTGCCGCCCAATGTAGCGAATAAACCGGGCGTAGTTGTCAACGTAGTGGTAGGTGCCGGTGTCCGACTCTTTTTGCCGGGCCAAAATGGCCTTGCCGCTGCGCTCGTTCGATGTTTGGCCCAGCGATGCGTTGTACTGACCTGTGGTGTTCTTGATGTCGTCAGAAGCGCCCATTTTGGCCTGTATGAGGCCGGTCTGGGGTAGCGGTGGGGCTGCACGCTGGGGCAGCGGCAAAACGGCGCCTTGGCCGTCTGTAACGTCTGGGTTGACTTCAAGGTACGGCCAGTTCTGGGTGTTTGCAGTTTTCCACTGCATCTCGTACCCTTCGAACTGACCGCCGTAGCCGATGAACGGCGCCTTGGGGGCCAGCGCCAACATCTCGGCCTCTTGGCTGGTCCAGTAGTTGTACATGCGCTGCGCGTCCTTGGCATTACGCACGAGGCCGCTGACGTAGAGCCGCCCCTCAACCTCAAACTCGTTGCCCACGCAGCGGATCACCGGGATGTGCGAGCCGGCCCAGTCGGAACGCTCCAGCACCTCGTAGCCGTTAATCTTGAGCCACTTGACCTTCTTGCGGTCAGACGGGCGTGAGCGCAGGGGCTTGCCAAACTGCGCCCGCATCATCTTGTCCTCGGGCGTGCCGCTAAACGCTGTAGCGTTGCCGGGGTACAGGTTGAGCGTTTCTTTGGTGTTCTCGATGTAGAAATACTCGGCGATACGCACCGTGTTTTCGTTCATCCACTGGCTAAAGCCTTGGTCGCCCACGCCCAGCGTTTGCAGCGTGGTAATGGGCGCAGCGTCCGGGTACTGGCGCTCGTACTCGTCCTTGGGGATGTCCTCGGTGATGAAACACCAGCGGGCGTCTGAGCCGCACGGGTCTTGGATCAGCGGGTCCATGTAGACGCTGAAACTGTTGCGAATGCGCCCGATCTTGATGTCCTGATCGAACGTGTCGTCGTCGCAGTACTCAGTCAGGATGCGAGCATAGCCCTCGCCGTAGGACACTTGGTTCTCGCAGGCCGTGTCGTAGGCCACGTCGGCGTCCGAGATGTACTCGATGTGCCGAATCATGCCGTTGAAAATCTCGGCCACCTCAACGTCAGCGCCGTCGTCTGCCGGAATGACCTTGGGCTGCGGCCGGTTCTGCCGCTGCTCGTTGGTCACCTGATGGACGTGCTGAGGCAGCTTGTTGATCGTCAGGCACGGCCTGGCGTTGATGGTCTGGCCCTGCACCGCGCCACGGGTTGCCAGCACGTCAGCCGGCCACTGCCAGTGGTTGTCGGGCGAGCCGGCGTAGAACCGCAGGTCGTCAAGCTCGTCCTCACGCGACTCAGACAACGCAGAAATCGCCATGTCGAGGCGGGATCTGGCCGTCGAGAGCACCTCAGAGTCGCTCTTGTCCTTGGCCGAGCCGCCCTCGCTGACCGCTCCAGCAGCGGCAATTCCTGTGTAGTCCATGATTACTTGATCTTGCTCAGAACCTTAGCAACCGTGGCCTTGACGTTGACGCTGCCGTCGTTCTTGCCGCTGCAATACGCCATGTGAGCGTTGGTCGGCGTGTTGCGGGCAGGCATACCGCCGCCAACAATCTTTGGCTCACGGCTGTTGAGTTTGCCGATGGGTGCGAGGATTTTGCTCATTTTTTGCCTTTCTTGGCCGTCTTGGCCGACTGCACAAAGTCTTTTTTGGTAGGCGCGCCGGGCGAGCCGGGCTTCCTCATCTTTTCGCCAGAGCCTTCTTTGATGCGCTCGCGTTTGGCGTGAATATTTGCGTAGAGTCCGGGTTTTGTAGCCATGATCAGCACTTCCATCGTTTGAGCGATGCCTTAGCCCGCTCGGCGTCGCCCTTGGCGTTTTTGACGACGCCCTCCATGCGGGCGCAAAAGCTCGCCTTACGGCCTTGGTCGGCCTTAGTCTTGGGGCTTGGAGCAGGAGGCTTGAGGTTGGAGCCGGTGGCTGCGTTGTACTTCTCGCGGCCCTTGGCTGTCAGGCCCGCGCCCTTGCTGACGGGCAGCTTCTCGCCCCGTCCAACGCTTAGAGACACGCCTTTTTTAGCCATTCAAGCACCCATCCAACTGGTTACAGCCCCGCCACTATACCCGCTTGCGGTGCGGATGTGTGACTTTGGCTCACGATACTCTCGGCTGGCGACAGGATACGCAAACGTCAGCGCTATGGCGTCTGCTGCGTCCGGTGAGGCCAGACCACGGGCTTTCATGTCCTTTTTGGACTCTAGAAATATAGTACCACGCGAATCGGGCTTCATCTTAGGCGAAATCAAGTCACTTTTCAAGAACCTGTCGTTGGGCACACTGGCTGTTTTCAACCAATCGCGCATATCGCCCCACATTTCAGCCCGTTTGTTGCCGTACATAATAGGATTTTTGGCCTTGTTGCCGAAGTTCACGCCCCTGACCTTGAACCGCTGCTCCTTGAGCCGGTCCACAACGCCCGCTCCCAGCCCGCCCTCGTCGATGTTGACTAGCGAGGGCTTAAATTCCTCAATCGCGTCGATGACGTGCCCGACCACCGTCATGGTGTCGTCGCCCCGGTGCCGGATCAGCTTGACGATGTCCCGCCCCTGCCGCACGGCGATGACCGTTGCGTCTGCCCCAAACCGCGCCGGGTCTACGCCGATCACAATCGGCGCTGACTGGTCCATATGCTTGGCCCGTTTCATCGCCTCATCGACCACGCCGATGCTGATGAACTGATCGTCGCCCTCGTTCGGGAACTGACCATACACCTCGACGTGCGCTTGTGAGGAGTCCGGCCCATACTCAGCAATGATCTGCTCGTACACCTGTTTGTCAGTGCCCTCGACCGTCCTGGCGTCCACAATCTTTGATGCCCAGAACTCCCGCTTGCTGTTAAACGCCTCGTAGAAATACCCGGTGTTGCGGCGCGGGTTGGAAAACGCCAGCCAGAAACGGTTTGGCGTGTTCTCGGTAAAGAATCCGCTGGTCACCGCCCAGATGGCGTCGTCAATACCCGACGCTTCGTCGAATATCACCATCACGCCGTCGAAGTTGTGTACGCCAGCGTAAGCGTCTGGGTTCTCAGCCGACCACAGCCGCCCCTCAACGCCCCAGTACCTAGTGCCTTTTTTTAGATCGCGCTCGACCAGCTCCGTTAGCCACTTGGCCGGCATCAGTCTGGTAGCGCTTACTTCAAACCAATGGCTGTTGATCGACATCGCCAGCCATTTTGTCAGCTCGGCCCAGGTGATACTGCGTAACTGTGATTCTGAGTTGGCCGAGATAATGGTCGTCGAGCCGATGCGCGTGGACAGCATCCAGTCCGTAATCCAACTGACCAGCGCCGACTTGCCGATACCCCGGCCAGAACTGACCGCCAGGCGCAGCACGTCGAAGTCCAGCTTGCCGCCGTTCTTCTTGATGTGCTCGGCCATAGTCGCGAGCACCTCGCGCTGCCACTTGCGCGGGCCAGTGAAGTGCTCCAGTGGCGTGCCCTTGACGCCCCACGGATACGCAAACATCACAAACGCCAGCGGGTTGTCCTTGATGGCCGGGCTCCATAGCCGAGCCATCAGTTCTGTTTCATCAGCCGCGCTGTAACGTGTGGTCTGCATGTGCGTTAGTTGTTAGGTGCGGGCTAGGATCGTTTTCAATCACTTGCGCCATGTCAATGACGCGTCGCTCGGCCTCTTGTAGCGCCGCTGTGATGCTGATCGACTGGTTCACATCTACTGTAATGGCCTGCTTGGCTACCCAGCCGTGGACGTTCTGGAGGATCGCCAGCGCCGCCTTGGCGTCGCCCTGCGCTGCGGCGTCGTGCAGCAGGTGACTCATCTCCATCTCGCCCTCTGCGCGGCCCTTGAGTTCAGCGTATTCCGCGATCTCGTCAAACTGTTTAAGCCTGGCGTACTCCTTGGGCAACATGCCTGCGGCCAGCGCCAGGTTGTCACCTTTGAGGCCAAGTTTGGCAGCCTTATAGATGCGTGCCAAGCGATCTTCAGTCGCTTGCAGTTGACGCGGCTCGTATGGCAGGGTTTCGAACATGGGCCGAATATAGCACTTTTGCAAAAAATAAAAAAGTTTGTGCAGCCCCTCCGTTGCTGTGACCGCCCGGCCGTCGGCCCTCCCCCTCCCCCCTGGTTAGCGGGCACTCACTCACAAGCCTAGCCGGCTGTGGTCCATGTGGTCCATGTGGACAACGGGTTTGCAGTCGCACGGCTGAAAGCTAGCGCACCTGGGCTGTGGGTCATGTGGGCAACCCTTTAGCCATTGCCCACATGGCCCACAAAGCTACTGGCGTGGGCGCGGCATGGGTTTTGTGGTCCATGTGGTCATGTGGACCATCGATTTCAAGTCGCTCGACCCCCTTTGGGCGCGGCTGTCGACGTCGGTGTAGTCGAGGCTGTACACCAAACTGTATACAATACATATATCTCCTTTTAGACTATACAACCCACTAACCACATTAACCACAAAGCCCGTTTTCATTGGGCGCGAACGTGGACCATGCGCGCCTTTTTCCCATGTCCACGCATAGTCCAACGCTATCCACAACCCTACTATTTGTAGGGGTGTTGCATTGTGTAAGAGAATCCTTTATGATCTCGCACATGGCAACGTCGCCATGCTAGTAAAGTACAGGCAAACCATGAAATTCGCGTTTATCCCCAAAGCCGCCTACAAAATCGGCCAAGTCATTCAAGTGCATGGCAAGCCTATGCGCGTTGAAAGCTACACGCACACAGGCAAAAACGTGACCGTGCACTCACTTGAGGGTGCGCCTAAGTTTGAGCGCATTGTGTGCGTGTGCACTGATAGCCCCGCCATTGAGGGCGTGACCGTCTAATCAACCCTCGCGCGGCCAGAGTGCCGCGCTTAATCAAGGACAGACAATCATGTACGAAACAATCAAGACAGAAGACACACAAGGCTTTCAAATCGTTTTCAGCGTCAGGCCTGAAGACACGCATCCTCGCGAATCGTTTGACACCGACGACATAGACGATATCTGCCGCAAGATTGACAGCGGCGCCTATGTCTGGTTCGCCGCCCGCGTCGACGCCTATCGGCATGGCGTCCTGTTGGCGTCCGACTATCTTGGTGGTTGTCTGTATGACAGCTACGCCGACTTTTTGGCCGAAGGCGGTTACTACGAAGATATGGTGCATAACGTAGTCACCGCCGCCAAGCAAACCCTCTCGCGCCTCGGGCGCCAACCAGCGTAAGGAGCCTAAACCATGATTACCCTTAGCGATTTCACCCGCATCCGTAACGACGTCAACGGCAACCCGCGTTATGTTTGCCACTTTTTGCACCTGGACGTCTACGCCTGGCAGTCCAACATCGGACTGTCTGACCGCTACGCTATTGCCTGCAAGCTCGCCAACAGCATCGGCGGCAAGAAGCACCACACCAAAGCCTATGGCGGCGGGATTGTTTTCCAAGAATATGACGGTTGCCTGCAATCCTTGTGCGACCGTATCAACCAGTTAACCCAGCGCGAGGAGGTGGCAGCATGAAAACCCTCGAATGGTCCGACTTGTGGGCAGCTATGGACGCGCAGCCCGACCAATGGATTCCGACGACAGAGGCCATGTATTGGCACATGCTGGAGGTCTTGCCCCCGCGCAAGATGGTGGGCGATAACTTCATGGTGGGTGAGCCCCTGCGCCACAACAGCAAAGGCGAGGCGGTGCACTCATGCTTCACCAAGTTTGGCGGCACCTACAAAGCCCGAAATTTAACCCTGGCCGAATTCATGGCCGAACATGGATACATCAAAGCATGAGACAGCACTACACCCCAGACCGCGAGCACCGCGCCAGCGCCGCGCTCGACTTCCTCGCCGCACTCGTCGTCGGCCTTGCCTTGGCCGCGCTCGGTCTGGCTTACTTTGACATTCTTTGGAGCTAACAACATGACCGACAAAATGACCGACGCCTACATTGAGGCAATCTATTTCACCGAAACCGGCGATGAGGGCCAACCTTCGCCTGATGAGCCGCTAAGCCCTGACACCAAGCGCGAGGCGTTTATAGCTTGCCATCGCCTGCGTTTAGCGTGCTCAGGCGAGATTGATTTGAGCCAGTTTGACCCGGCGCAGGTGGGCCATGATTTATGGTTTACCCGTAACGGCCACGGCGTGGGCTTTTGGGCCCGGCCTGAAATATATGGCAAGGAAAACGCCCGCATTCTTACGCTCATGGCTCACGCAATGGGTGAACATAACGCCGAATTTGGAGAGTAAAGCATGACCATCACCGAACAGGAGCGCGCCGCGTACATGGCCGGCGACACCAAGACGGCCGACCTACTGGCGCGCATTGACGCGCTGCAGCGGGCCTTAGGCAAAGCCACAGCGCGGATCGAAGAGTTGGAAGATGAGCTATACGCTGCCCGGCATGAGCGGGCCTATGGGGAGAATGACCCATGCTGACCACTATCACGCACCTATACCGGTACGGCGAGATCGAGATCGACTGTGAGTTGGACTATGAGCCGGGCTATCGGGAGACCGACATTGACCCGGCATGGCCGGCGCAAGCCTTTTTGATAAGCGCCACGGTCGATGGGGCCGACGTTCTCCCCTTGCTGCGCGACACCATAATTGCCGACATAGAGGAGGCGGCAGCATGGGCGCAATCCTAATCTGCGGCATAATCGCTGCACTGCTGGCGGTCTTCTTCGATCTCTAGGCAGTTGCCCACTCGGCCCGCGCAATGCGGGCCTTTTTTTTCTGTAGACGCCGAAGGCGGATGCAGTTTTATTTGACCCGCACCATGAGCGGCGAGGCGGTTTCTTCCACCAGATCGCGCAATTCGGACTTACTGTGCTGCAACATATCGGGCGCGCAGAAAACGTGCTTGCGCCCGTCATTGGCGCGCGACTTGAGCCGGCCACAGTCGATCCAGCCGGCCTCCTTAAGCGCGTGCAGGAGCGCCGCTTGCGGTACTTTCACGCCGCCGGGCGCAGAGGCCGCTACGCGGTCACAGAGGGCGTGGAAGGGGCTACCGACGGCGCCTCGGGCGAACTCGCCACGCCGGGCGCGCATCATCTCGACCAAGTAGCTTTCGGCAATGCTCATGCCATGCTCGACAAGGTTTGCCTTGAACTCGGTCCAAGCCGGCGCAGCGGAGGGGTTGAACGCTGACACGTCACGGGCCTTCAACCAGGCGGCGATCGCCTCATAGCCGCCGGCCTTGTACCAACCCCAAAGCCGGGCGGCGGCGTCCGGGGCCATGCGAGGCGCCGAGGACCAGACGCAGAACCAGCGGCGGTCCTGCGAATCGATTGTGATCGGCACTGGGTCATTCGAAAACGCCAAGACGAACATGCGGTTGAGCGAATCGTACGGGTGCAGGCCCTTGCGGTTGATCGTGAGCATGTCGGGCGGCGCTGCAATGACCGGCTTGAGCTTGTTAGCCAGGGCGCGGCGCTCACGGGCTTCTGGCTCCTTCAATTCGTTCAGGATGAGAATCTCGGACTCAAGGGCGTAGCCCCATTGATTGCTCAGAGTGTCGTTGTCCAGCAGGCCCCGGTTCTTGAGTTGCGGCCCACAGACGGCCCAGATGAACGGCGCCCAAAGCGTATCCTTGCCGCAGCCTTGGTCCCCACCATGCAACACCGCGTGATTGATCTTGATCTCTGGGTGCTGGACCTTGTAGGCCATCACGTCCCAGATATGCTCGCGCTCGCTGGCCTCGGGCACCAGCGCCTCGCAGTGGTCCAGCCAAGGCGCAACGTCGGCGCCAGCGTCGGCCTCGATGGCCGGGCGGGCGTCGCGCCAGCGGTTGCCGTACACGTCGCCGTCACGGGCCACCAGCACGCCCTCGCCGGCGGCGTAGGTGATGCCGACCAGGGCGCGGGCGCCCATCTCTTGGCGGTTCTCATCGAAGCAATACGACGCCTCGATCTTGGGGCGCTTGCCAAACAGGGACCGGCATTCGATGTGCCTGAACAGCGCATTGAAGGTCGAGCGGCTGATCTCGCGGCGGTCTTGCAGGTCAAAGTAATGATCGCCCTCTTGGACGTAGCAAAAGCGCTGGTACCACTCGGCGCGTGTGGTACGGCCCAGCTCTTTGCGCTCGACTTCGGCGATCACGCGCTTGGCCTCGTCGGGGAACGCCTCGGTGGGGTGCAACTTGCCTAGCGCGTCGGTCATCATCGAGGCCAACAGTTCATCGCGCAGGCCCGGGGCGTGGGACGGGCCACCGTTCTCGGCCACCCACGACAAGAACGCGCCCGAGTCCAGATCGGTGCAGTGGCCGTGATAGCAGCAGAACGCCCGCATAGCGGGGTTGTAGCGGCCCTCAGGAGAGCCGTCGGTATGCTGCGCCTCGTTGGGGCAGATGATGCCAGCCCAGCCCTCAGCGTTGGGCTTACGCAGCACCAGCCCTTGGCCGGACAGCCAGGCCAGCACGTCATCGGCGCCGTCGTCCGACACGCGGATCGGGCGAAAGGCGGTCACTTCTTCGTGCGGGGTGACGCCCAGGGCCTCGCAGATCTGGGGCAGGGTGAACTGGCGCTCGGGGTGGAACTCGACAAGGCGCGAGGCGAAGCCGTCGCGGCCAGGCTTGATGTTGACGCTGCCAGGCAGTCGGAAGTTACGCACCGGGTTGATCGCGCCGGCGTCGGTGTAGCCGGCCTCGGCAATAGCCGTTATGGCCGCGCTGTACTCGGCTTTGGTCGGTTGTTCTTCGGTGAAGGCGTAGCCCCACTGGTAGCTGCCCTCGCTCGTCTCCATGATCCACGTCGGGGCCAGCGGCGGCGTCTTGGGGGCCTTGACGGGATCGCCCACGTCGTCCAGCACCATACAGAGGACGTACTCGCAGTTGGCAGCGCTTGCGCGGGCGTAGCCGTCGGTGAATCGGTCGAGGATGAACGAGGCGGTGTTGCCGTACCACGATTGACCGGCGGCCATCTTCTTGTTGGGCAGGAACGCGGGCCAAGTCGCCTTGACGCCGCCGTCGGGGTGCAGTTGCACCTCACCGTCTTTAAGTTGTGGTTTTTGCCTGACAACTAAAAAAGTCTCGCCCTCTGGCGCGAGCGATACCATATAATCCAGAAAATCCATCGAATAGCTCCTTTGGTGAAAACGCCCGGCTGCAACCGGGCGTTGTTGTTTCTACTTACCGTAGCGCGTCATTGTTTGGACCTCAGCGGCTAAAGGCAGACCCTCGGCCCATGCGGGCGGGGTGCTCATGATACGCTCAAGGTCGATAGGTTGATCGGTCTCGATCACGATTTCATCATGCACATGCAGCACCACGTCGTCAAGCTGACGCAGCGCGTGGCGCAAGATGTCATTGGCTGCGGCTTGGGTGATGTTCTCGCAGGCCAGGCCCTTCCAGAGACGGGCGCGGGGCCACTCTGTTGCGTCGGCTGCGGGCTTCCACGATGCTTTGGCGTAAGTCACGCCGTCGCTTTCCAGCCGAGCGTAGGGGTAGCATAGCACGCGCCCTGATGGCAGCGCATACCACAGGTGCTGACCGTCGAAGAGGTACGCCACACGCCCTGCGCTGAACTCATGGCCGGGGTTACGCATGGCGCGGGTGTATGCCTCTTCCAAGTCTTGCCAGAACGGCACGGCCCACGGGTTAGCGCGGCGCCACGCCTCAACGATACGCCTGGCCTGCGCCTCCTCGAAATGCACGCCGTAGGCCCGGCCCATCGCAGCAAACGCCCCCACACCGCCGGCAAAGCCGAGGGCCAGCTCCTGCACCTTGCCAACTTGGCGCTGCTCGCCGGTGACCTCCTCATACGCCACGCTGTAGGTCGCTGCGGCGTTGACTTTGTAGGGGTCGAGCTTGCGCCTGAACACGTCCAGCTTGGCCTCGCCTGTGGGGCTGGACGCAAGCCACGGGTTGACGCGGCCCTCGATGGCCGACCAGTCGGCGACGACGAAGTGCTTGCCCTTGGCGGGTATCAGTGCGGGCCGGAGCATTCCCCGTAGAACATCTGTGACTCGTTTTCCGTATGCAGGGACAATGTTGTGCCCTCTAACCATAGACTGTCGTACTGCATCAGGTTCCTTAGCGCACTTGCGAGTGAAGTTATGCACTTGGAGTCCATAGCTCGATGCACGACCAGTGGCGGCACCCCCAGCGAAGACAAAAGCGCCACGGACTCGGCAATCCTCGTCGTCTGCCAGGTCTGCCATGCGGCTGAACTTCGCAACTGACGACGCCCATAGGTCGTCGGCGCACTGTATAACCTCGGCAACAGCGGGCGGTATCTCATCGGGGTCTCCCATGGCGAGCAAGTTCGCTCGCACTGTTTTGTCTATCGAATACTTGTCCTTGACCAGCATCAGCTTCTTGGCCTGCTCACCGACACGCGCCAGCACCCACTCGCGCATCTTGGGCGAGCGCACTGATGTGATCTCGCCCTCGGTCAGCTCGGCCACGCGCTCCTCGATCTCGACCAGCTCGTCATGAGCGTAGCGCATCGCAGCCTTGGCAAGCGGCACGTCCACCAGCACGCCACGGTCGTTGATGCGCTCGTTGACGTGGTAGTCCATTAATTCTGACTCAGTGAGGGGCCGCATGGCCTTAGAAACAGCACGCATCGCACGGACGTCAGTCTCACAATACTGGATCATCTCAGCCATCAGCGCAGCGTCCTCGCGGAAGGTGCCATCAGCCTGCGGGATCGACAGCAGCCGGATCAGTTGAGCGCCACGGTGATCCTTCTTCATGCTGACGCTGGCGAAGCGACCGACATCCTCCAGCCCACCAGGCGCGCAGTTGGCCCTAGCTTGCGTGGCGGTGCAGTAGAACTGCTCTAGCTTGAAATTCTGTTGCAAGACGTACCAAAAGATCAGCCGCTCGAAAGCGGCGTTGTGGGCGTAGATGGGGCCGGTGTGCCCAGCCACCTCTGGCGGGAACGGCTGGTCGGGCGTCCAAGTGACGACTTCGCCGTCGTCGAAGGCGTAGGACATACACAGCACGTCGGTGCTCATGTCCTGCGCGTAGTTGTAAACGCCTTTGCTACCGAGGTCCACCCGGCTGCGCGTCTCGAAGTCGATCCAAAGGATCATAAAAAAGCAGGGGCCGGAGCCCCCGCTCTCAATCAGGCCGCACGACGACGACGGCCAGCAGCAGGCGCTGCCTCAGCTTCAGGCGCGGCTTCAGCCTCGCCGTCCATGCTGACCCACTCCACCACTTCGAACACGGGCGTATAGATGCGCCCGTAGCTCTTGTGGGTGTAGTGGTCCTTGCCGAGCTTCACGACAGGCACGGGCTTGGACTGGTCCTTTTCCACTTGCGCGGCGATGGCGACAGCCAGAGCCTGCACAGCCTTGCGGCCACCGACCGAGGTCGTGGTGAACCGCGCTTCCATGCCGGCGTCTTCACCGCTGATGCACTTCAGGCTAAGGCCCGTCTGCGGCTCCCAGCCCTTCTTCGCGCCAGGAGGCGCTGCTTCCAACTCAGGCAGGGGCTCGGTGACAGACACCAGCTTCTCAGCCAACACCTCGCCGTCGCCCCAGGCGATAAAGCCGTGGACAAACGAGAAAGGGTTGACGGCCCAGGTCGAGTCAGACTCGGCCTCGGTCTGGTCAGCGCCAAAGACCCAGTGGCCGGTCCGGTCCATCTTGATGATGGACGTAGACACGGCACTGACATCAGTAGCGATGGAACGCAGCGCGGTCGAGAGGGAAGTGACGGAAGGCAGGTTAGCGCCAGAGAACTTTACAAGATTTGACATGATTTTCTTTCAGAGTTTAGAAAGGGCCTTTGACAGCCCGATAAACGACTGCACCGCTGGCCGGGGGTCA